GACCATTAATTTATAAAATCTATCATTTAATACATATTTTGATTTTAGTGTAAATGTAAATACTTTTAGTGTTGAATATGTATATACATAATGTACTAATCCAATAATACAAATAATAACTAAATAATTATTTAATGTATCATATTGACTTTCTTTCTCTATTTGTTGAAGTTTATTAATATAATCACCAAGATTAATTCTTTCCATATTTATATAATATAAACATATTAAAAAAATAAAAAAATAAAAAGATAAAAAAATACAAACATCCGAAGCATTATTATAATACTTTAATATATTCTATATAATTACAATATTCATCTATTTCAGAAATATCTTTATTTTTAAATATAATATTGACTTTATTTATATTTTTTAATGGTGGATTAAATCTTAATCTAATCTTATATGGTTCATCTTCATATAATGGTTCAATTATGTCATATGTATATAAATCTTCGGATAATGTACATGTCTTATTATTCATAAATTGGACAACAACTGAAAGTATTTCAATATCTGAATTATCTATTTTAGATGGAACATAAAAAGAGTCATATCGATAATCATTTGAGATAGAATCATATAATATGGCAGTAATTGATTTGGTTAATCTTTTTTTCACACTAGCATCTTGAATAGATAATTTTTCTTCATATTCTAAATATACATCTGAAATATTATTAATATCATTTGTTTTAATATTATTTTTTATAGATATTGAAATAATATTTAAAATGCTATTAAATTTAATCTTATATATATAAATATTAGATTCTGAAAAATCATATTCATCTTCAATATAATCTAAAAGACTAATATCTAAAAAACTCTTTGATTTTTTATTTAAATCTTTATTTTTTTGAAGTTCTATACCAACTGAATCTAATTTTGTAACTGAATGTAGATAAATAATAGATGTACTAATATCTTTCTTTATAAAATAATGAATATGTGCATTTGTAAATAATACATTCTTTAATACTGTTTGTTTTTTAATAAATTTTAGTTTCATAGAAATAATTATAAAGATTGCTTTAACTAATTAACTGATGTTTTTCTCCTTTTATCAGAAGTAGGTTTAATTATTTCTTTAATTTCATTTACTTCATCTAATAATAATGACTTATGAAATAGACATACATTTAGTTTATCTTCAAGGTCTTTTTGTAAATCTTTATTTTTTATAGTAGAAAATTTAAGAGATTTTGTAAGATTTATTACTTCTTCTTGTAGTCTCTTATTTTCATCTTTTAATCTTGTATTTTCTTCTTGTAATCTTGTATTTTCCATTTAAATCTTATTATAATATCAATTATAATTTTTTATTTATATAAAAAATTATTTTTTAGCCTTAGTTTGTTTAATATTTGTATTATTATCTATTTTAACTTCTTTATTGCTTATAACTTTTTGTGCATCATTATTTATCTTTAGACTCATATCTCGATATTTTGTTACAAATGATTTAAGAATTTCAATTTGTTCTTCCATATTTTTAATCTTTTCTTTCAAGAGTTTATTTTCTTTTTGTAGTTCATCACTATTGGTTTTCATATGTATTGATTCATCTCCAGATGAATCATTATCTGAATCATCTAATAGTTCATTTTCTAAATCAGAATCAAATTCATCTTCAGATTCATCAGATGATTCATCTTCAGATTCATCACTTACTTTTTTAAGACTATTCACAACAACTTCATGTTGCCAAATAGTAATAACACCTTCATGTGACTTATTATTAAATGTAATTGTTGCAATATCTGAAACTTTTAACTTATTATATGTATCAATAGATTTATCTAATTTTGCGGATTTACGTATTTTCTCCATACCAAGAATATGCTTTAAATTCTTTTCAGTTACTGTCAATAGTATTGCACTAACAGCATCTTCAAATACTATTGTATCGTCATCATTTCCAGGTTTACCGTTATCATGATTCAAAATAGTCATTAAGATTGTTTTAAGATCTTTATCTTCAAAAGTAATAACCTTTTTAGTTTTAGGATCAATTGTCTCAAAATGATACATATTTGTTATTAATATAAAGTAATTTACAACATATTCTAATTATATCAATTTTTTTTCAAATTAAATGAATTTATATTAATTAATTTATATATAATCATATAAAATAATGGATGATACTGAATTAGAAAAAATCATAAATAACGAATTAAACAAGAAATTAAACTTTACTTCGACTAAAAAAATCATTGAAAATTTTAATAAAAAAATTAAGAAAGAAAAAGAAAGAAAACTTACAAATAAAATAATAAAAAAAAATACAATTATTTATGATTATGTTATAATTGGTGCTGGTCCGACTGGTCTTACACTTGCCTGGTATTTATCTCAAGAAAATAAAAAAATATTATTAATTGATAAAGAAAGTTCTATAGGAGGGTGTCATCGTGTTCAACGTGTAAATGGATTATTTACAGAACATGGTCCTCGTGTGTATTCTGATGCATATTTAAATTTTATTGATTTACTAAATGAAATGGATATGAAGTTTAATGATTTATTTGTTCCTTACACATTTCCTATAGCAAATGTTCAAAATCAACAAAATAAATCTCACCAATTAAGTTATAGTGAAATTGCTATATTTTTAGTTAACTATTTGAATCTTGTTATTAATAAAGATTATGGTAAGGATATATCAATTAATACATTTATGAATAATAATAATTTTAGCGAGGAATCTAAAGAATATATAAATAGAGTTTGTAGATTAACCGATGGTGCAACACCAGATAGATATACTGTTTTTCAATTTATGCAATTATTAAATCAACAAGCATTATATACATTATATCAACCAAATTTACCGAATGATCGAGGCTTATTAAAATTATGGGAACAAAAACTGAAACAAACAAATAATGTAAACATATTATTAAATCACGATGTACTAATGATTGATAAACCTCAAAAGAATTTAATTGATAGTATTACTGTATTAAATAAGACAACAAATCAAAAAATTAAATTTAATAGTAAAAAATTTATTATTACTGTACCTCCTAAACCATTATATAATTTATTATATAAATCTCCTGGTATACAGAATGCATTTGGAGATATTAATGAATTAAAAATATGGACAACACAAAATAGTTATTTTGATTATCTTCCGATAACGATGCATTGGAAACAAAAATTAGAACTACCAAAGATACAAGGATTTCCATCAACTGATTGGGGTGTTGCATTCATAGTATTATCAAATTATATGAAATTTGAAGATAAGATAGAATTAGTAAATTCACAAACTGTTATAAGTACATGTATAACCTTTCCAGAAAGAAAAAGTTTAGTTACGAATAAAACAGCACATGAATCAACTCTAAAGGAAATATATCCAGAAGTTTTAAGACAACTAAAGATATCATATCCTGATTTACCAGATCCAGCTCAAATGATATTATCTCCACAAGTTTATAAAGATAATAAAACTAATAAATGGATTAATGTTGATACAGCATATGTTTTAACTGATGCAAATAAAAGTTTATCACCATTTAGTAAGTTATTCAAAAACTTATATAATTGTGGATGTCATAATGGTAATAGTAATTATCATTTTACATCAATCGAATCAGCAGTTTCGAATGCAAAGAGTTTAGCAATTAATTTAGAACCAACTATGAAAAATAAAGAAATTAAAAAAACATATGAAATATCAGGAATATTATATGTTCTATTAGTAATAGTCGTATTCTATATAATCTTAATAAATATAGAAAAATATGTTAAATAAATAAAGATTAGATATTATAATTCTTATAAATTTTTAATCATAAATGTTTCAACACTTTCATATCCAAGTTTACGATAATAATTTCTAGTACCAATTCCTGCAATTACACTAATTTTATTATAATCATTCTCTTTAGCAATCTGTTCTGCTTTACCCATAAGTAATTTACCAATACCAATGTGTTGACTTGATACACCATCATTTTTATCACTTACTTTAATAGTTTTTCCATATACATGTAGTTCTCTTACAAGTGCACAATCTGCAAGTTCAGGAAAAATATTAACACATTGATTTTTTGTTAGCCGAAGACGAAGAAATCCAAAAATTACATTTCGAAATCCATCAACTTCTTTACTTTCCCACGATATAAAATATTCTTTTCCATCATGAGCATCATATGTACGAATAACTAGTTCACCATCAATAAAATTTTCATTATGTTTACCAGCTTCACGATACCGAATACACTTACATTTGAGCCCTTTTTGTTTCATAACTTCATCAAATTCTTGTTTTTGATTTGATGATTTTACTCCATCAACGATATAATAAGTTGGAATATCTCTTACGATACGATCGTTACGTGTCCATTCCGGTACGTTAGTAAGCCAATGAAGGATTACACGTTCTAGATCATCATTTCCATATGGTACATATTTACCAGTTTTATAATCCTCGAGAATTTCAGTAAATGGTGTTGTTGTTGTAGGATACATTTTTACTTCATCTGGATTAATTGTTGAAAGAACATCATCAATCATTTTAATATCCATGATAGGTGTTGATGTAGGAAGATTCGGCATTAGATGAATTACTTCTTTAAATCCACAATCTCTCATAAATCTAAGGGCTCTTAGACTATGTTTAAATCCATGTCCACGATTTACTGCTTTTAGTACTGAATCTTCGGTATGTTGAATACCAACTTCAATACGAGTTACTCCCCATCGTCTAAAGTTGCGAAGTTCTGAAGCATTAATACAATCTGGACGAGTTTCGACAGTAAGACCGATTACTCGATGTTCAGATTCTTCATTCAAATCTTGTTCTTCTTGAAGGGTTCCACGAGGACGAGAATGTTTATCAGCACATGTATTTGCCGCATAATAAATATCTCGCATAAACTCTTCAAGATATTCTTTAGGATAAGAATGAATTGTACCTCCAAGAACTTTTACTTCAAATTTATCAGTAGGGTGACCACAATGTTTTAGAGAACGAATTCGACAATAAAATTGTTCAACACAATCAAACTTATTTTGATTTGCTCTAAGTACACCAGGTTCACCGAAAAGATAACTTCTTGGTTGACCTGGCTCATTCGGACAATATTTACAATTCCATTTACATGTAAATTTTTGACCATTTGGATAAGCAGATAGAAATAGAGCTGCAACAGATACTCCTGAAAGGCCTCTAATTTCATGACTTGCAAGGTACTCTTCGATCATTAGGGATCTTGGAAATTCTTCATTGTCATTCATTTTAAAGTACACTTCCATCAGACGCGGTTTAGGAGGTAGTGTATGATATTTCTTCCATATTTGTTTCATTGTTTTGTCATTAATTTCTGGAAGAAAATTCATATCAATAATAATATTGCGATACTTTGAAAAATCATCTGTTGATATTTCAAAACTTCGAAAAACATGTGTTTCTGGTTTTGATTTGCAGTAACTTTCAATATCTTCAATATCTGCAAGGACTTTAGTTTTAGATAGTACTTCTACCATCTGATTATATTTATATAATTAAATACAATATGAAGATAAATAAATAAAAAATCAATTTTTTAAATTAAAAGCATGTCTTGACGGATGTTTATCATAATATTCTTGATAATTTGGAGGTAGTCTATATGGTAATCGATATCCGATTGATTGTTGTTGTATACGTTTTTGATTTGGTTTTATATATGATGAGTCTCCGACAAATTGTTTCAATGAATCATTCGTTCGTTGAACTTGTAATCGTGGTTGAATCTGTGGTCGTGGTTGAACTTGTGGTCGTGATTGAACTTGTGATTGTAATGGATAATATAATATTTTTTGTGTATTAAACTGTTGTTGATTATTTACATTACGTTGATTAATTGAACTATTATCTGATGGAACTAGAATTGCAGGAGGAGATGATTCTAATGGAGGTGTTGTTTTTTTAAGTATTGATTTTATATCTTTATCATTAAAAACAGGTTTTAGATGTACACTTGATTCAACATTTACCGATTCTTGTTTTATATTTTGTTCTAATAATAAATCATGTAATGGAGATTCTCTTTTAGTTTCTAAAACATTGTGTGGTTCATTCTTAATAGGTATAATTTTAGCTGAATTTCTTGCTATTCTCAATCTTTCATTTCTTTCAGCTTTTTGTTCTGTTTCAATTTCCATTTGAATCAGTTTTCTAAACGTTATATATCCACATATTGCCCACATACACATAACACCAATACCACCCATTATTATTTTAAATTCGACTGTTTGAATTTGATAATTTCTTAGTTTATTTTGATGATCAATTTGTTGTTGATTAATAACATTTGGATCACTATTTGTATAAACTGAAGTATATCCAGGTATTTCATTAGGTAAATTAGATGTACCATATATTATTAATATGATACCAATTATAAATGTAATAATTGTAAAATTACGATATATTTTATAATTCATGTTTAATTATAGAATATAAGTAATAAGTTAAATAAAAATCAATTTTTATATTTTTATAACAATACGATTATTAATTAAATGATTAATGTATGGATCTTTTTTTAATATTGATTTACATATAGATAATAAACTAATATCTGTACTTGTTTTAAGTATATTTTCTATTTTTTTAACGAGAGCATGTAACTTTTTATTTTTATGAGATAACATATCATGTATATTAATAGAAAATTCAAATGTTTCATCATTGTACTTTAATTTATAAACTCTTTCTTTATCTTGATTTATAGCATTAAAATTAAATGTATCATATATACACGATATCTTAGTACTATTTGTACCACTCATGCCAGATGAACATGGACTCATTCCTATTGGACCATGTGTACCAGTTACTCCGATCGTACCAATCATATTATTATATTCAATTGGACTAGTACCAAGTATTGGATTTGGCATACCCATTGGTGTAGTTGTATATGTAGGTGGAGGTGGAAGTGTTGGCATAGTAGTTGGCAAAGAGGTAAATATTGATTGTGTCATTATATTTGAATTTGATGATGTCGGTATAGATGTTGTATTTATATATTGATTATAACCAGATGTATATGGATGAGCTGATGTTGTATATATATGAGCTGATGTTGTATATATATTAGCTGATGTTGTATTTAAAGGTTGATTATAACCAGATGTATATGGATGAGCTAATGTTATATTTAAAGATTGATTATAACCAGATGTATGTGGATGGACAGATGGATAAGCAGATGTTGTATGTGCTTGTTCAGATATATTTTGATTTAGATATGATAATATATATGTTGACATATCAATAGATGATGTTGGAACTGTACTAATTGATGATAATGTATGTGAATTATACAAATTTGGTTCTACAAGTTCTACTAACTCGGGTAATGATGACATTGATTCAGAATCTGATATTGTATCGCTATCCATATCGTTTTGACTGTTTTGATTGTTTTGACTGTTTTGACTGTTTTGATTGTTTTGATTACTATGATCATTTAAAATATTCATATCATTCATATATATATTTATATTAGGAGAAGATATTAATGAATTATAATAAATATCAAATGTATGTAATGGAGTAATAATTTTTTGTAATGGAGTAGTAACTTGTGAAGATGTAATTAATTGAGTACTATACATTATACTATCTTGTGATATATATGAATTATTGTTTTCTTGATTACTTGACATATTAATATATTATATGTTTATATTTTTATATATTAATTGTAATTTTTTAGAATAAACAAAATAATAGTTGCAATAGAGAAAATCTATTTGATGTAATTATATTATCATTTCTATAAGATGTATAAACAATATCATCAATATTTTTTTGTAGTGGTGCTGTAAGTTCATTTAAATTTTTCATATTTATATAATCATTTATATATTTATTACATTCAGAACATTCAAGAATAAAACTATCCATATTATAAATATAATATATGCTATTATGTTTATATAAATAAATAAATGAAAACATAAAGATTAATAAATTAATTTTTATGTTTGGTGGCTTTCGCCTTAATAAATCTCTCTCCTAGGTCACTTTTAGCTTAGTGAGAACTGTCTCTCCTTCTTACCAGGGAACGTGTGCCCAGAACCGATCCCCAGGATGTGCGTGGTTGCATCTCTCGATCGTGCAGCCCCCCGCCTTACGGCAGCGCCTCTGCGGCCCAGGCACATAACCCTCTGGGTGCTTGTCGGTACACTCGGGATTAAAGCAGTGCTTGCTCTTTCCCTCAGTGTACTCGGCTAAGGTCCACTTACATGCCTTCTGCACAGGTACATCGTGGTGGACAGGTGCAGCCCGTTGGACAGGTGCAGCCCGATGGACAGGTGCAGCCCGATGGACAGGTGCAGCCTTTGCCCGAACCGTCTGAAAGCCCTCCTCATCAGGGGGAGACACACGGCTCTTAGCCTCGCGGCGGGCCTCTGCCTCCTCAGCCTCACGGTGCGCCTTGGCCTCCTCAGCAGCGTGGCGTGCAGCGAACCTCTCT